TCCATAAGAAAATGTCTCTTGTACTATTAAATTCTCACCTTCTGTTAAACCATTTGTTGAATTATCATCACCTGACTCTAAAAATTTTACATATATTGTGAGATTAGTGAGATCTGTATTATCCTCTGGATACTCAAAATTATCAATTGATACTATATTACCAGTTATTTCACCTTTAAGTCTTAATCCTATAAGTTCATTAAGATATAAAGTAACAGGTGTTCCTAAATGCTCTTCCTCTATTTTCAATGAGTAATATTCTTGATCATATGCTATACCACCAGGTATGACCATCGAACCATCTTTGAACATATGAGTTCCAAATGATTCAACTTGATTTTGAAGAATTGATTGTAAAGTGCTTAATTCTCTAGCTTGAACTGGAAAACCAGGTTTAAATAAGACTTTATAAAATTGATCACTTTTATCATAATCATCATAGTAAGGACTTATATTTAAATTCGTTTTTTGAGCCATTTCTTAAAATTCCAAGATGATTTTGATGTCTTCTTTTTGTCTAGAGTTTCTAGTGATTAAAGGTCTGTTATCTAAGTAAATTACTTCACCCGACTTTTTATTTATCTCAGGATTAGCAAGACCGTTTGTAAAGTTAACTCCTAATGAAATAACTTTATTACCAGTTGGATTTGTACTAATACCACTAAAATTTTGATCTACTGATGCAGAAAAACCACTTGTTGGAGCAATAATTTTATCAGCACTAGAGGCAAAATTTAACATTTTGGAGTTTGTAGTAACACCAACATAATCTGTTTGATCTCCTGTTGTTTGATTGAATACCAAAGATCTATCTTGATAATATTTAACAACATTTGTGTCAGTATCGTAAGAAACAATATAACCTAATGCTGTTCCTCCAGTTACTGTTTGTTCTATTTTTTCACCAATAGTAGGTGTTCCTGTTGGAGAAATAACTTTAATTGCATTCACAGAAGAAAATTGATTTTCAGTAAAAACTGCAGTTGATCCTATTGATGTTGGGTTTTTTATAATACTTATTTGAGCAAATTTTGTATCAGTTGGAAAATCCTTTGTAGAATCATCAAATCTTGCATAAACTAATAATTTGTCAGTTCCTAATTCTTTATATAAGTCAAATCCATGTCCTCTGGATGGAGGTATAATAGGAACTAATTTTGCCCTTGTTGTTGGATTACCTAAACTTCCAAGATCAACCATACCATAGGTGTATCCTTGACCACCTGATGAAACATTAGTTTTAGTTATTTTACCCTCACTATCAGTGTCTATAACAACTTTTGCTCCAGTTCCATCTCCAATAATATCAACTTCAACTCCAGATTGGTTTTGAGTATATCCAAATCCTTGTTTATCAATATATACTTTTCTTATTTGATTATTATTTACAGTTGAATCACCATTTTCTCTAACTGACTGTATTTGAGTAGTCGTTGCAGTCGGCCAATTACTAGGAACTGAAATATATTCGGTAGAATCAAATTTAATTATATCACTTGGTGGAACTGTGAATAAGTATTTCCAGATATATCCATCACCACTTTCACCTGCTCTAGATGGTTCAAGATCAGTGAATACTGGTTCATCTTGTGATGCATTACCCGTTGTGCTAATTCCACTTGAACCATTATCAATACAAATATATACATCAAAATTTTGATTCATTACATAATAACTTGAGTCATACAATCTTGAAGAACTCGTAACAGGTGATGGATTCTTCAAACTATAATCATGACGATACATCTCATATTTTGTTCCTTGAGTCCAATTTCTTCTACTTATTAATCTTCTTATATTATCTGATGTTACCTTTTTACCAAAAATTGTAGTATCACCAATATGATTAGTGTAATTAAAATTATCTATTGGGTTGGGAGTTTCTGTATTCCAGTCTGAACTTCTACCAAAACCCACCACAGGTGAAGTTGGATTAGCGAGTCCAACCACAACATAATATGAATTTGTAGAGTCATCTATTGTCTCTACAAAATTATTTGCATTTAGAATTCTAAATTGATCAGTTACAATAGCAGCCATATTATCAGCTTTTTTCTATATTTATACTAGCCAAGATCCTTTCTTAAAGCACCACTGTCTCTAAGTCCAAAATCTCTTCTCTGGATAGTTGGATAACTTGAAATACCAGAGTAATGTGTTTTACCTGTAACTCCAATAGAAATAGCGTTAGATCTATTGAAATTAGTTAATCGACCCCATGAAAATCCACCAATAGCAGTTCCAAGTCCAACAGAAGTATCTATACCAGTAGTATTTACTCCAGTCATGATATTACATGTTATAATACCAACTCCTGCATTAAATTGATCTACAAAGTAGATATTATCAACACAGGTAGTTCCAGTAGCAACAACTGCACCATCACTATAAACAGAAGTAACACCATGTCCAACCTGTGTATCAAAAATGTAGATTGGATATCCAACTTTTAAGTCAGTTAGTGTTGCGGATGGATTTCCTGAACCTGATCCTAAATCTGCATTTAATTTAAATTCAAGTGCAAGAGGATTACCTCCAACACCGTCAGTTACCGCTATACCAATAATATCACCATCAAATCCCTCAACTGTGGTTATTAAATCAATATCCTCTTTGTTTAAAGTTGGAGAAGGAGCAAGAACTTGAGGTGGTTTTGTTTGAGTATAACCAAAACCAGGATTAGTAATCGTAACTGTATTTAGACGACCACCTGATATTGTTACTGTAGCACTTGCTGTTGCTAACCCAACAGGTGGTGTAGTAGATGTTGTAATTGCATAATAATTGTTTGTTGCAGGTGCAGCGATTGAAACAGTAACTGCAGAACCAACATATCCATTACCAGAATTTGTAATATCTAATGATTGAATAGTTCCAGCAGCAGATACAATCGCAGTCAAACCAGCAGCAACTAAATCTGTTGATTCAATAATTAACCCACCAACTGCTCCTATATTTAAACTTGAAAAATCTTCTTCATAATTAAAGAATGATGCATTATCAAGATACAAGATGGTATCTCCTACACCAACATCAGATATAATTTTAGCAGTAGGATAAACTAAAGATTCAATTGAGTCTCTTGTTTTAAATACTAGTTCTCCATTTATTTTCTTATCAATTTTTTGTTTAGTCCAATTAAATGGTTTAAAGTTTCTTTCATCAATACCAATACCATTATATAAATTTGTTTCAACTTCATCTGATGCATTTATACCATAAATCACTCTTGGTTTTTGTGTTGTAGTGATTCCTGAATTTTTAATAACTTGAACTGAGTCACCAACTTTTATTGTAGGTGCAACTGATGAACCAGCTGAAACCTGAACAGCATCTACACCTTCTGTTCCTTTATAGAAAAATATGTCTATGACATCTGATGCATCAGGAGGTTGTGCAAATGTAAATGATGTACCACCTTCAAATGTATATGCTTCACCTGGATTTTGAACAACTCCATTAATAAAGATGAGTAATAATGAATCGAGATTGATTAAAGCTGATTCTGGATTATTTTCATCTATTTCAAAACTAAGTAAATTTGAATTGTATATTATTGGGAATCTAGTTCTTGAACCATCTTGAAGATCTTTAATTGAATCTATAAAGTCAAATTGTCCAAAATTCCATGAGGAATACTGATCATTAAATGTTTCTAAAACTGTAAGATTGAAGTCAGTCATAGTAGTGACTCCAATAGCTGTTACTAATCCAACAGGTTTGAATACATCACCAACTTTGAAATTGTATCCATTATTTTCTAATACAAAATTCGTAACTGTGAATAGAGTTGATCCAATACCAACTGCAGTGTTAGCTGCACCAACATCTATTGTAATAGATGCACCATTACCAGTATCTGTTGTATTGCCAATACCTCTTCTTGAAACTCCAGTTACAGGTAGATTAGAGTATGAAGGTGATGAAACTTGAATTTGAGGTTTTGTGTATCCTGTACCATTATTATTAATTGTGAAGGATAATACTCCACCATCTCCAGCTACAGCAGATATATCAGCACCCGAACCTGTACCATTTAAATCAGTAACAGCAACTGATACAGGATTTCTATAACCAGAACCAAATGTTAGATCATGTAGATATTCAAAAGCAGTTCCAGATCCAACATACGCATGACTTTGATTACTTGCACCTATACTTACACTAAATGTTGTTGCAGATAATATTCCAGTTAATCCAAATGATCTATCATTAGGTATTGTCAAAGCAGGATCAAATGTTAGACCATCTAATCTTACAAATTCATTTATATTTCCAAAGTCATGATTACTTGAGGTTGTGACTTGTAATTCACCAGTAATATTATTATATGATGCAGTGCTTATGCCATATGAACTTCCTGTGGTAGCTATACCCACAACTCCAGCAATCGTGCTTCCTCCTGCTCCAACATTTGGTACAACTTTTGCTCCAACTAATGGTGCAACCCCTAATCCTCCTGTTGAACCTAATGATACGATTACACCACCTCTTGGTAATTGATTTTGATTTACATCAGTGTCACTTACAATCAAACTACCATTAGATGAGGTAATACCTGTAAATATAACATCTGTCGCTGTTCCACCTATCTCACTGAAGTTATAATTATTTCCCAAATTATTGAATGTAGTTGGTGTTTGGAATATACCATTTAACAACAAAATACTACTACCAGTATTAACTCCTACTGTATCTGCACCTTCAACTTTAACTCTGTATGATTGATCGATTCCGTTGAAACTATCAGATATGTCATCAAATATAATATTTTTTGTATAATCTTTTCTTAAGAAAACTCTTCCATTAAATGTTGATCTTGTTGGATCTAAATTTGATGGGGTTCTACCACTTTGATTTGTACCTCTTGGTGCTTCAGTAAAATGAACTCTACTATCAACAATATTATAACTACCTGAGTATAATCTGGTTATATCACTCGCACTATGATTAGTTGCAGCAGATCCAATATATCCTCTGTCTACTTCTAGAATATTAACATCACCACTTTCTGTGATTGGACCTACAGATGTTGTTCCTAAACCAACATTTGTAATTTTCATATATTCATCGTTAATTTTTATTGTATCTCCTGTTGTTATTGAAGAAATACCTGCAACACTGAAAATTGTTTGACTGTCTGTAATATTAAACTCAAGTGTGGTTGATATTGGTGTGAAAGCAATAGGTGATTGTATTACACCATCAATAGATATGAGTGCCTTTTCATTCTTTTTGAACATTTCAAACTCATGATAATTTCCTGCACCAGCACTTGTAAATATTAATGGTATTCCAGCTAATGCATCAGCACGAGTTTTTGCAACTTGAAATACATCCTTATTCTGTGGTTTTTTGATTGCAAATAATTCAGTTCCTGATGCCAAAGTTCCACCTGCAGTCGCAATACCTGTAACTGTAGCACCTGTAAATGTTGAGCCTGGTGAATATATTATTTTTTCACCACTTTCAAAGAAATGGTCAATAACAGTGAATTCTCCTGTTCCTAAATTTAATGCTGTTGATGGATCAAATTTTTTCTCAAATATTGGTATCGTATTGCTTTGTAATACGAAGTTAGTTTTGTTTGATCTTGATCCATTAATTGCATCATACTGTGCAAGAGATAAAGATTCAGTAACTGTTCCATATTGTAAATCAAGTGGAATATTTAATAAATCAATATCTGTATAGAATGCTTTACTTAATACTTGAACTTGAACACTGTTTGTTCCACCAGTATAATCTGGATCTGGATGGAAATTAAAGTTCAAATCATTTCCAACTAATGTAGATGAGAATGTACCTATACCCGATGTGCTTCC